ACGGGCACTTCCTCACCAGCGGGGGTAAGCCCGAACGTGCGGCCTATGAGGCGCTTCTGACGAGAGCGGCGATTGATTGGGAGATTGACCGCCCACCGCAGGAAGAAGTTGCCGCGCTGGCGCGGAAGCTCTGCCCCGATCAACCCGAGCTTCAGGAGGCCTTCCTAGCCTTCGGCATGAAGTGCGGGAACTTCCGCCAGCCCGCCGAGGCCGTTGCTCTGGCCACGCACCTAGCGGGCGAAGATCCGATCACCCTTTCGCACTTGCGCCGCGCTTTCCTGCTCTCCGGAGGTGAACAGCAATGACAGACGCCACCTACAAGCTCACACTCCACCTGTCCGACGAGAACATGACCCGATTCGGAAGCGGAATTGCACTGCTCTGCGTCGAGTTTCCGACCATTACACGGTCTGACATTTTGGACCTTCAAAGCATCCTCAACATCGACCCGATTCCGATGGAGGTTGTGCGTTCGGTGCTCACCCGAATGCTCGGCAACGCGGAGACTGTGATCCCTATCGGCGATGCCTTGGCAACTGTCGTCGGCATGTGCCAGCCCGAGCGGATCGACGGGGGGCCAGTCCAATGAGCGGCCCGACCAAAACCTTCATCCCTCAGGATGATCGGACCCGGCCCGTGACCGTCACCCTATACGAGGCAGAGCGCAAGCGGGCGTTGGCTGCGTCCGACCTAATGCCTTATGCCCTTTCCGATGCGTCGAACGTCTTTCGACTGATCCACGAAGGTCTTTCTCTTGGGCACTTCGAGGGCAACGAGGCGGGAGTGATCAGTCTCGCAAGTATCTGTGCAGACCACTTCAAGAGGCTTGCCGAAAACGAGGGCGAACACCTTCAAATGCTCGCCCGCAGCTTGGAGAACCCCGCCCCTACCGAGGGCCAAAAGGAGCAATCGAAATGACCCTTTCCCGTGCCCAGAAAACCATCCTTCACGTCGCGGCTTCCAAGCTAAAATGGGACGACGAAACCTATCGCCTCGCCCTTGTCCGTATCACCGGCGTCACCACGTCAAACGACCTGGACCAGGCAGGATTCGAGGCGATGATGGGCTTCGCCGACTACTGCGGCTTCCGCCCCTTGGCCAAGGGCGCGCCGCGCTATGGCAACCGGCCCGGCATGGCGACCTTTGCCCAGATCGAACTGATCCGCGAGCTTTGGCGCGAGCTGCACGACCAGGTGACGTGCGACGATGAACACCTGACCGGCTGGCTTCTGAAATACCACAAGGTCAGCTCCATGCGCTTCCTGACCCTGGACGCAGCGCGCAAGGTGATTGTCGCCTTGAAGTCCTGGAAAGCTCGGCCGAGGCGCAGCGCGGCCTGACCAGGAGCAGACCAGGTGCAGGGGCGGGCCGAAGGGTCCGCCCCTTCTCATTGCGTAGGAAGGCCGGGAAAGGCCCTTTCCGTGTCCCGGCCTCCTCACCCCTCGGAAGACCGCCGACCCGTTTAATTTTCTCTCGTTGGCGTTTAATTTTGCAATCCAGCACCGCGAGTGTGCTGCCGCTTGACCGGAAGGCCCCCGGAGGGCATTTTCCAGACCAGCCGCGTGGTGTACCCCGATGGGCAAGGGGATGGGCCGCGACCCCGGTCGCGACCGATTGATGTCAGTTCGAGTCTGACCCTGCGCGGTGTATCCGTTCTGGCCTGCTCCTGGCGCGCTTGACCGATGGCCCGCACTAACGGCATGTCTTAGGGGCAGGCGTGACACGGTGATATTCTCCCGGCCGTAGCACGATCTTCGGATCGGAGCGCCATGCGGGGTTTCCGGGAAACCGGCGGGGAGGCCCCGTCGCCTGCGCCTTCCAAGTCACACCGCAAACGCTTGCGGATAGTTCGGCTCTTCCCTGCCTGTTACACCTTTTCCCAACCTCTGCGCGCCCCGCGCTGATCCCGGAAAAGGACTGACCATGCTCGTCAATCAGCAAGTGCTGGACCTCGCCTTCAAGGGCTTCAAGACCGTCGTTACCGACGCGATGATGGAAGCCCAGGTCTACGCCGACCAGATCGCCATGACCGTGCCTTCGGCGAGCCGCGACGAAACCTATGGTTGGCTCGGGTCCTTCCCGGCCATGCGCGAATGGCTCGGCCCGCGCAACGTCAAGAACCTGGTCGCGAACGGCTTCACCATCCAGAACCGCAAGTTTGAATCGACGCTGGAAATCAGCCGCGACGATATCTCGGATGACCGGCTCGGCATCTTCAAGCCCATGTTCGCCGAGATGGGTCAGGCGTCTCGGCGTCATCCGGAAGAGCTGGTCTTCGGCCTCTTGGCCTCGGGCTTCGCCACCAACTGCTATGACGGCCAGTTCTTCTTCGACACCGATCACCCCGTGACCGACGCGGACGGTGCGGTGACGCAGGTTTCCAACTTCGGCGGCGGCGCGGGCACCGCCTGGTATCTTCTGGATACCTCGCGCGCGGTGCGGCCGATCATCTGGCAGGAGCGTGAGAAGTACGAATTCCAGCAGCTCACGCAGGAAAACTCGGAATACGTCTTCCTCAATGACCGCTACCTCTACGGCATCCGGGCGCGGGTCAACGCGGGCTTCGGCCTCTGGCAAATGGCCTATGGGTCGAAGCAGACTTTGAACGCGGTCAACTATGCCGCCGCGCGGGCGGCCATGATGGGCTTCACTGCCGATGGCGGGCGCAAGCTTGGCGTCACCCCGTCGATCCTGCTTGTTCCGCCGTCCCTGGAAGAGGCAGCGCTGAACATCGTCAACACCGAATTCGGCGCGGCCGGGGCCTCGAACCCCTGGAAGGGCACCGCCAAGCTGATCGTCACCCCCTACCTCTGAGGAGCCCGTCATGGTGGCCTTGACTTCTGAACGCAACACACGACTCCGCATCGGCGACCTGCGGGTGGAACCGATGGCGGCGACCGTCAAGATTTGGGGCGGCTCGCTGGTGATGCGGAACGCGGCGGGCTACCTGACCAAGGGCGCGACGGCGACCGGCTGCGTCGGAGTCGGACGGGCCGAGAAGACGGTGGACAACACCGGTGCGGCCGGTGCCTTGAACGTCGAATACCGCACTGGCAGCTTCCTCTTTGCCAACTCGGCCGCTGGCGACCTGATCACCATCGCCGATGTCGGCAAGGCGTGTTTCATCGTGGATGACCAGACCGTGGCCAAGACGGACGGCACGGCCACCAGGTCGCGCGCCGGGATCGTGGACGCGGTCGAGGCAACGGGCGTTTGGGTCCGCATGGATGAGGCGCTGGCGCGGGCTGCATGATGAGCGGGCTTTCCCTTGCCACCTGTGACCTTGCCTTGCCCCCCGGCCAGGCGCCGGAATGGGTGCACCTGTTTCCGGGTGACGGTGAGGTCAAGGGACGCGACGGCCGCGCCTGGCAACTGGTAGACCCGTCCGCCCTGGTCCTCGCCTTCCAGTCGGCTGGGATCGACCTTCCGGTGGACTATGAACACCAGAACGACACGCCGGAAGCAAAGCTCAACGGTCCCGTGCCTGCGGCCGGATGGATCAAGGAGCTTCGCGCCGATGACGGCGGGGTGTGGGGCCGGGTCGAATGGACGGCGACGGCGGCCGAGCTGATCGGGCGCAAGGAATACCGCTACCTCAGCCCGTCCTTCCTCTTCCATCCCCAGACGCGGCAGATCGTCCGGCTCAAGGGCGCTGGCCTGGTCCACAACCCGAACCTGCACCTTACCGCCCTCGCAAGTCAGGAAGACGCGATGATTCCTCAGAAGCCCACCGACAAGCCTTCGGCCAAGACGGCCGCGAAGCCTGACCAGGGCAAGCCGATGGATGCAGCGGCCTTCGCGGCGATGATTGCCGAGCTGCTCGGACTTCCGCCGGAGACGCCGCCCGATGAGCTGCTTGCCAAGCTGAAGGACAAGATCGGTGGCGAGCCCGATCCGGCCAAATTCGTGCCAGTGGCGACGGTTCAGGCGATGCTGGCCGAGCGCAACCTTTCCCTGGCAACCGCCTCGGAAGAGCGCGCCAATCAGAAGGTTGCCGAGGCGCTGCGCCTTGGGCATATCCCGCCGTCCATGAAGGATTGGGCGACGGCGCTTTGCCGGTCGGATGAGGCGAGCTTTGACCGCTTCGTTGCCAGCTCTGGCCCGGCTTTTTCCCGCCTTCTGCAACCGTCGCATGTCGCTTCCGTCCCGCCCTTGTCCCGGCAGGACCGTGCAGGGTCAGACCTTGCCGACGCAATCTGTTCGCAGCTCGGCCTGAAACCCGGCTCGCTTGCCGATTGAAGATCAGGCGGGCGTTGATGCCGCCCGTCCGTTATGCCAGCCCGGGTTTCATGCCGATGGCCCCGAAGCTGGCATTGCCCCGCGCCCGTCTTTTCCTCTCCTGGTTGGGCGGGCGCGGGGCTTCAACTGCGTTCAGATAGGGTGCCTGTCCCGTGTCGCTGCCCGCTCTCCCCATGCCGAAGCCCACCGCCCAAGTAGAGCCCTTTTTCGAGGTGCTTGGGCCAGAATTGACGGTAACCTTTCTCTTGCAGTTCGGGGGGTCTCCAATGTCATACTCCCGCAATCCGCAGGGGCGTAGCGAAGTCGAAAAGCTGATCGGTCCAGAGAGGACCAGGAAGCTTGCCGAAAGCACAAATCGCGCACTTCAACAGAGGGTGCCGCTGGCCCATCGGTGGCTCGCCAAGATGCTGCACTGGCAGGGGCATTCCTACGCCTACATCGCCCGCACCTTGCGCGTCACTGACGTAAGCGTGCGGAGCTGGCTTAAGGAGCAGGTTCGATGATCAAGCTCGCGGTCGCAGAAGAGCGAGAGGGCGAAGTCTTGGATATCGTTTCCGAATGGATCGAAGGGCTGGCAAGATGAACTCGGAACCCGGCCAGATCGACCCC